CAGCACGCCGGGGCCAAGGTGCAACTTGACGTTGATCTTCTCGGTGTGATTGGGCCGCTGCGATTTCAGTCGGAGTTTGGCGTCTGACAGGATGCCGGCGAGGGTGCCCTGCCCCTGTAGGGCGGGCGCGGTGCCGTCCGCAGTACCGGAGGCGACCCCGGCGGGGGCGATGGCTCCCGCGAGCGCGGGGGAGCCCACGGCCTCGGTGGTGGCGATGCCGTACGGAGCGAGGACGGCGATAGGGAGTGCCGTCGGCGCCCCGAAAGTCTCGGTGCTGGGGACGCCTAGCGGCGCGAATATGGGGGCCGGTACCGGCGCGCCGAAGACTTCGGTCTGCGGGATGCCGGCGAGGGTGCCCTGTCCCGATAGTGCGGGCGCAGTCCCGTCGGAGATGACTTCGATGCCAGCGGGGGCGAACACGCCGGATAGTACGGGGGCGCCTTCAGATTCCGAGACGTCGATGCCGCTTAGCTGGCCGAAGTAGAGCGGCGGGCCGGTATTTAGAATGCCGACGCCGAGCCGAGCGATGCCCGGCGTCGGTGCATTCGGCGGGAACCCTCTAGGGGCCGGTGCGCCCATGGCGCCCTACTGCAACTGTTCGACGGAGTAGTTGTAGATCGTGATGCTGTTGGCGGCGTTCGAGATCGAAAACGTCCCGAAGAAGTCGAGATTTGCGCTGGCGGCGTTCGTGGTGCCGGTACCGTTGGCGGGGGCGGTCTCAGGGACGACGATGCACGAGTCGGTAACTGTGCCATTGGCCACACCGGAGCCAAGCTGAACATTGAGGCCGCTCAGAAGACCGCCGCCGATAAACGTCGTGCTTGTTCCGGTGCCTACGCCGCTGCACCGGATCCACGCCTCAAGGTGAAACGGCACGTTGGAGTTGGCCGTGGTGGCCATCTGGACCGCCCCCGTCGACCATACCGCGACGCTGTTGTACATGACGGCCAGGGTGATCGTGCCGGGCGTCGTGGCGACATTCGACAAGGAGCCGTAGGCGTGGATGCGGAACTTCGTCCCGACCTGGAGGTACCCGACGGGGATCTGGACCAGATCCGAGGAGTTCAGCAGCGACGTCGCAGTTGTCGAGGAGGCGAGCGTCGGCCCGGTAGCCCGCGACGAGGCTAGGACTTGGCTGAAAAACGGGATGGCCATGGGGGCCTCCTACAGTACGAAGACCTTGTTGACGCCCGAGTCGGGGGTGAACTGGAGCGAGCCGCCTGCGCCCGGCGTCATGGGCAAGCCCACGCCGAGGGTGTACACGTCCGCGGTCGACTGCCGCGTCACGTTGGCCGCCAGCGATGACACCGTCAGCGACGTGTCGCCGATGTTCGCCTGGGCGGTGAGCGTCGCGCTTGCGCCGTTCGAGAAGACGATGACGGATCCGTTCGGGAGGGCCGCCGCGAGGCGCTGGACCGCGATGGTCGTGGCCGTGGAGTTCGCCTGCGTCACGACATAAATCTGGAGCCGCCCGTCGATGAACGCGATGAGGTCGTTGCTCGCCGTGTTGTCGTAGATGGCCGTCGCCGAGACCTGCGTCGCTGACAAGCCCGTGTACGTCCAGGCCGCGGCGTTGAACACGTCGCCCGTGAGCGTCTGGGTCGCCAGCGTCGCGTCGGTGCCGTTGGTGTTGCCCGACACGTCAGCGAGGGTAGCTCCGCTCGTGATGTCGATGGCCCAGCCCGTAGCGCCGCCGACGCCGTTGCCGGTGCTGTTGTTGCCGTCGAGCAGCGTGGTCAGCGAGAACACCGAACCCGACGCGGCCGAGATCTTCCACGTGCCGTTAGCGGCCGTGTTCGTCGTGTGCCCGCCGATGACGACGATGTCGCCGTTGCTGTAGCCGTGCGCCGTCGAGGTCGTCACGACGATGGGCGTGGCGTTCGTGGAGGAGCTGATCAGCGTAATCTTGCCCGCTGCCGTCGACATGTTCAGCAGCGTCGCCTTCAGCGTGTCACCGCCGCTGGCGAGGTTCATCACCTTGCTGCCGATATTTTGCTTCCCCGTTTTGAAGAGGATGTTCGACATGAGGCCTCCGGCCTACGCTACGATCTTGATGAGGGCCGTCGCCAGGTCGCGCGCTTGATCGAGCGTGATGGGGAACGTCATCGTCGCTTGCGTGCCGCCGAAGGTCGGCGCCTTGGTGATGATGACGCCCGAGGCCCCCGTGCGGACCTGGAAGAAGCCGACGGGGGTGAAGGTGCTAATGGTCGAGTCGTACAGCGGCCCGGCCGGCGTCAGCGCGATTTGCGCCGTGGAGACCAGCGACCAGGTAGCCATTACAGCACCGACAAGCTGAGGGTATTCGTGAGGAACTCGACCGTGTCGCCGTTGACGGGGGAGATGGGTGCGAAGGTACCGTATGCCAGCATGTTGCCGGCCGTGAGCGCATCGAAGACGCCCCAGCCCGTGACGGTGCCCCAGCTACCGGACGGGGTAGCGAAGACCATGTTGCCGTTGTTGAGGGCGATTTCCGGGGCCGCGCCGCTGGGGGCTGCGAACCCCGCCGAGGCGGTGAGGAAGGCGAAGCGGCTGTAGTTATTGCCGGTGACCTCGACCGAGCCGGCGGTGACGCCGTTGACCGGCGGGGTCGTGAAGAGCGCCAGGTAAAGCGTGGCGCTCGCGGCCGGGAAGGTCGTGCCCCGGAACCAGTTGAGGATGGCGTTGCCGAGGTACTGGCTGGCGCTTGCGGTGACGGTCATGGTTGGCTCCTATTAGCCCGACGCACCGTCTAGGTACGCGATGCTCTTCGGATACGAGCAGCGGATGCCGCCGATCCTCATGTAGCAGGGGATCTTGAACATGAGGTTGATCATCTGGGGCGGGAGCTGCTCGAACTCGAGGGGGATGACGAGCTGGATGTTCTCTTCGTTCCTCTCGAACATCATAATGCGCGGGCCCGGCGTAGTGCCGTTCTGGAGCTTGCCGGCGTTCTCGAGCATCGGCGTGAAGTAGATGTTCTTCAACCAGGGGCTCTGCTTGCGGAGGTACTGGATGACCGTGTCATCCGTGAACGTGACGGAGCGGGGAATCGTCGCCAGGTTCGCCCACTGCGACAAGGGCAGCACGAGCGTGTCGGGCGAGTGGATGCCGTCGCTGCCGACGACGATGCTCTTCTGGAGCGTGTTGAAGTCGTTGACGATCGTCGACACTGACGTGGACGGCAGGGTCCAGTTGTTCGTCGTGGTGTTGGCGATGATGCCCGGGAAGTTGGTGAACCCGTAGGCGTAGAGGTAATCCGTGGTGCTGACCGCGGCGGGGGCGTTCTTGAGCGCCTGGCCGGTAACCGTGGCGCCGCCCGTCGGCACCGCTTGGTTGCCGAAGAAGGCCCACTGCTCGACGGCCTGCTCCATCGCCCGGCGAGCCGCGAAGGCTTTGCGGGTTTCGAGCGGGACGCCGCCGGCCATCCGGGCCTTGCGAAGGTCCTGGATGCTGTACATGTAGGAGGTGCCCAGGCCGTAGATGCGGCTCTGGTACTCCGCCATGAATACTTCGGCCTGGGGCAGGTCCGCCGCGTAGTCGTCGACCACGTTGGCGTTGCCCGTCCGGTCGTACTGTTGCCATCGGTACCCCTCAGCTCCAGCGTCCACGCCCGAGTAGATCGGGAGGATTTGCCGGGCCTTCAGGTCGGGGTACTTGATGTCGAAGCTGCGCGCGTAGATGTCCGTCAGCGCGCGCAGCGCGAATGCCGTACCTGCCGCGTCTTCGCGCGACCCCCCGAGCTGCAAAATGGCTTGGGGCGTGATGTAGTCCGACAGGTCGAACCGCTGGCCAGCGCCCGCCGGCATATCCGATGCCGACGAGTCGACTCGCACGCGCGGCATTTCTTCGTTACGCATCCTCATTCTCCTTAGACAGCGCCCGGCAGGTTGACGTCGAGTTCCACGATGTTTCCAGAACCCGGCTGAGCTTGACGCACACGGAACTGGCTACCCGCGGCGGCGACTTCGGCGCCAGCCACCGAGCTGGTTGCCGCGTCGGTGAACACGCCCTGGGGGTTCGCACCCGTCGAGGAGTGCCAGACGTGGAGCGGTTGGCCAGACGTGCCGTAAGCGAAGGCCGTCTGGGTCGTGCCCGACCAGGAGGCGAAGATTCGGCCCCTCATGAGGACGCGGACCATCTCGCCTGCCTGGTAGCTGAGACCCTCGACACCGTACCCGTTAACACCGACGGCGCCCTGCGACTCGCGGGCCGTGTTCTGGACGGAGATACCGAGCGGCACGAAGGTCGTGGTCGTTTGCTGGCACGGCTGAACGGAGAGCCCGTCCGATGCCAGCTCGACGGCGACGCCCGGGGGGACCGTGACGGCCGCCGGGAACGACTCGAACTCGTTGAACGCAAGGTCGGCCACTTGGCCCGGGTTGGCCAAGGAGGAGAACATCTTGTAGGATTGCTGACCGATCAGGACGGGCATGTTACACCTTCACCGCAGCGTGGACGCCCGGCAGGTCAGAGGGGTCGTTGAAACGTGAGTGTTGTTTGGCGAGGGCTGCCTCGCGAATTTCCCAGATGGGCTTGATTGCGTCGGTCCGGGTTGCGTCCGTGCTGGTCGCCGCCGGGAGGGGGGCGCCCGCGACCGGGGCCACGACCGCCACCATCGTCGGGTGCGGCAAGGAGGCGTAAACCGCGAGAACCGGATCGAGGCCGTTGTCGTTCATGCTGTCGACGCGCGACGCGAGGGCGGGGGTCTTCTTCGCCACGACCGCTCGCTTCAGTTGCAGCGACGTCTTGCCCTCGGGCGCGATGCCCGCGTCCTTCGCGACCGCGACCAGCGCGGCGCGCTCGGAGGCGAGAGCATCGAGGCGCTCGGGGGTGAGTTGTGCGAGCAGCGTGGCGTTCTCGGCCGTCAGCTCCGTCACCTTCGCCTTGAGGGAGGTGACGTCGACGGCGTCGGCGCGAGACTTGTCGAGCTCGCCCTTGAGGGCAGTGATTTGCGCCTCTGCGGCGACGAGGGCGGGGTTGATCGGTTCAGGCATTGCTCTCCCACAGTCTAGCGCGGGGGCTGAAGCCCCCACTACGTCATCTGTTCTAAACGGCTCTTCGTCACCGGCGGCATCGAGCCTAAGGCTGCATCCCTCACCGCCGCGCGGGGCTATTCCCTGGGGGAGCAGGGCGACGTGGTTGCCCACGATTTTTCGCTGGACGCCGTCGTATCGGCCACCTTCCGGATCCGTGCCGGGCGTCGGGTCGTAGTCGACGTCGTAGCCCAGGGAGACGAATTTGACCTCTCCCGATTTCACCCCCGCGACGGCTTTGGCTTCTCTAATAAAGAGGTCGCCTACGAGGTAATCCCCGTCTTGCCGGATCGTCTCCCCCATGTGGCCCACGGCATCCTTCTGCCAGGTGTCCGGCGAGACCTTCCGCTGGCCCACCCCTCTGGATGGGTGGTTCATCGTGACGGTCGTCGATGCGAAGGTCTCCTTCGTGCGGGGGCTGAAGACCTCTTCTCTGGGGCGGTACTCCCGGCGCTCCGTGCCGTCCGGATTGCGGTACGTAAAAATGCCGGGCCGTGTAAGTTGGCCGGTTACCCGGATGGATCCGTCCGGCAGCTCCTTGATCGACCCCGCATCAAGGCGGACTTCGGAATAGCGGATCATCGGCCCACTACTCTAGCGCTTTATGGGGGTGATAGCCCCCAATGCGCTAGACTGGGGGGCAAGAAACCTTGAGGGCCGAGCATGCCTATTAGTGACGTAGTCAACGTATCGATCTCGGTCAGCGGAGCCGGCCCGAGCCAAGCCAACTTCGGGGTGCCCTGCATCGCCGCGTGTAGCCTCTGGTTCACCAACGCCGTCCGCAGCTACTCGAGCGCGAACGCCATCCTGACGGAAGCCACGGCGGTCATCGGCGCTTCCGCAGCCGCGATCCACCCGGCCTACGTGTGCGCCAGCCAGATCTTCGCCCAGAACCCCGCGCCCCCTCTGGTGCTCATCGGACCTCGGACGTCGAACTACACCCAGACGACGACGATGCTCCTCTTGTCGACGAGCGCGCTCGATACCTACACCATCCAGCTCCGCCAGCCCGGCGGTGTGCTGAAGACGGTGTCGTTCCAGTCGACCGGCGTGCCGACGACGGACGTTGCCACGATGAACACCGCGGTGACGGCCCTTGCCATCCCGGGCCTGGTGGCGACGCACACGTCCGCTACGATGACCCTGACGATGACGGCCGGCCTGCTCCTCGACGTCTACCCCGACGTCCCGGCGCACATGACCTTCACGGACATCACGGCCTCGCCCGCGGGCCTGACGACGGACCTGAACAACCTCGTCACCTATGCCTCGAGCCAGGGGGGTTTCTACTTCCTCCTGCTCGACAGCAACAGCGCGGCGGAAATCACGACGGCGGCGGCGTTCGCAGAGGCGAACGGCCCGCTCATGTTCGTCTGGAACAACAGCGACACCATCGACGCGACGGCTTCGACGACCGACATCTTCTCGACGGAGAAGGGCCTAAGCCACGCGCGAAGCGGCGGCCTCTTCGCCCAGACGGAACTTCTATCTTACAGCGCCGCCGCATGGGTGGGGCGCATGGCCCCCACGACGGCGGGGAGCGAGAACTGGGCGTTCAAGACGCTCGCGAACGTCCCCATCGACAACTTGACGACTACGCAAATCCACGCAGTAGAAGGCAAGAACGGGAGCGTCTACTCCTCGCTCCTCGGTGTTGGCGTCACCCAATTCGGCAAGCAACCCTCGGGCCAGTGGCTGGACATCACGCGCGGCACGGATGCGCTTACCAACGCGATCCAGGTCGGCATCGTGACGCTTCAGCTCAACAACCTGAAGGTGCCCTACACCGATGCGGGCGTCGACCTCGTCCGAGGCGTTCTGACAGGTGTTCTCCAGAGCTTCGTCCAGAGCGGCTTCATCGCGGCATCGCCGGCTTTCACGATCTCCCTGCCGGCTATCTCCAGCATCGCGTACGCGAACAAGGCCCTGCGAAACCTGCCCAGCGTGTTCTTCGCCGCGACGCTCGCGGGCGCGATCGATTCGATCCAAATCACCGGCGTCCTCACCCAGTAAGGCTGACGAGATATGGCCACCAAGCGATACGACGCGGCTCAAGTAACCCTGTTTTTCATGGGGCTGCTGATCAACAGCGGCTACGCCGATGGGGAGTTCCTCACCATCGTGCAGGAGACGCCCGACTACGAGACGGTCGTCGGCACCGACGGGGAAGTGTCCCGCAGCCGGACCAACAACCGCCACGCCACCATCATGGTGAAGCTCGCCCAGACCTCCCAGGGCAACACGCTTTTTTCTACGCTGTCGAACGCCGGCCTGCTCGCCGCGAACGGCGCCGACATCGGCCCGATGCTCGTGCGCGACCGGGTGAGCGGCATTTGCGTCTTCTCGGCGGCCCACTGCTGGATCGCCAAGCCCCCGGATGTTTCTTTCGACAACAAGGTCACGATGCGCGAATGGCAACTGGAATGCTCCGACTTGGTCCGGTTCGACGGCGGGTCCTAATCTTTTTGACGCCTAAGTAGTAGGACCCCGTTCGCGTGTCGCGGGCGGGGTTTTTTCTTGGAGGAGTTCATGCGAGAAGTCAAAGAAGTCGTCTTAGGCGAGCACATCTACAAGATCGAAATGCTCGGCTCCCAGCTCGGCAAGCGCGTGCTGGCGCGACTTATGCGCATCGGGGGCAAGAGCCTCGCCCAGGGCGGCCTTGACCAGGAAAGTATCGTGCGCGTCTTCGGGGCGCTGTTCGACCAGGTGACCGACGAGAACCTCGACTTCTTCTGCAACACCTTCATGGCCGTCACGCGCGTGACCCCCGTGGCGAAGCCGGAGGTCGAACTGGTCCTGAAGGACGTATTCGATTCGCACTTCGCCGGAAAGTACGGCGAGATGGCGCTTTGGCTGAAGGAATGCGTGGAGGTGAACTTCGGCAATTTTTTAGGCGCGCTCGGTCTGGGCGAGACGGTGGAGGACCTGGTGAGCACGGCGAGCCTGGCGATGAAGACGCCCTCGAAGCCCTCGACTGGGCCGTCTGGGGCCTCGTCGCCGAAGGGTGGGGTAGCCTCATAGAGATCCAGACGCAGTGGTCCTTCGAGGACCTGTGGCTGGGCAACGAAGCGCTCAAGGAGTGGAACGAAGCGAAGAAAGAGGCGGCGAGACCCCGATAGAAAATGGCAGCGCTCCGACAAGTCCTCGCGCAATTCGTCGTCCAGGTCAAGGGCAAGAAAGACCTGGACGACGTCGACAACGCGCTGAAGCGAAATATCGCCCACCTGCAAAAGGCGGAAGAGTTCCGTAACCGGATCCTCAACGCCACCAACGACTTCCAGAGGAGGGTGTACCGGCGGGCGCAAGCGAACTGGCAGTTTGAGCAGAAGATCGCCGATGCTCAACGCCGTGCTGCCGAAAATAAAGCCGCCATCGAAGAAGAGGCGCAGGCGCGCTCCAAGCGCGCGTGGCAGATGGGCACCATCGCGGCGCTGGTCGGCTACGGCTTCGCGGTCAAGAAGGTCATCGGCGGCATCGTCGGGATGGTGGAGGAGCAGATCCAGCTTGCTGATCAGCTCGACCACAATGCCGAGCGTCTGGGTGTTAGCACCGACGAGCTACAAGGCTACGAGTTCGCCGCCAACGTCGTAGGGGTCTCCAGCCAGCAGCTCGCCGTGGGCCTGCGGTTTTTCAACCGCGCCATCGGCGAGGCGGCCTACGGGACCAAGAGCGTCACGAAGGTGTTCGCCCAGCTCGGCGTGACCGTCAAGGACGCGCACGGCAACATCAAGCCCACCGACGAGCTGCTCGGGGAGGTTGCCGATAAGCTGGCCAACACCAAGAGCCAAGCCGAGCGCACCGCCATCGCGATGCGGTTCCTCGGCCGCGGCGGCTCGTCGCTGCTGCCCTTCCTCCAGAAGGGGAGCAAGTTCGTTCAGCAGATGTTCAAGGACGTCAAGGAGCTGGGCGGGGGCTTCAACGCCACGTTCGTCGAGCGCGCCCACATCTACGACTACAACGCCAAGCGCCTGGCGATGGGGTGGCGGACGATCAAGACGGCCCTGGCCACCGAGCTTATGCCGTGGCTGGAGAAGTTCCAGAAGCGCGGCATCGAGACGGCCAAGCGCCTCATCGAACTATCCAAGCACACGTACGGCTTCAGGACGGCGCTCATGGCGCTGGCGGCGTTCATCGGCATCGTCGGGGTCGGGTTGACGACGATGTTCCTCGTTGCCAACCCCATGATCGCGCTGGCTGTCGGGCTGGTCGTGGCGCTCGCGGCGGCGTTCGTGCCGCTGTACGTCATCTTCGATGACTTCTATACGTTCCTCCAAGGGGGCGACTCCGTCCTCGGGCGGATGCTCGACAAGCTCCACGGCGACGGCACGGCGCTCAAGTTCTGGCTGGACCTGCAAGAGGCTTTCAAGGATTTGAAGGTCGCTATCTTCGGGGCGGATAGCCAATCGAAGTCTCTTTTCCAGATATTCGAGAAGCTACTTGCCGAGAATATGCCGGGCATTATTCAGAAGCTCGGGCTGGCCATGACCGTCACGGCCGGGGCGATCGACCTTGTGGTCACGGGGCTCACACAGACCTGGAAGCTGGCTAAGGGGATCGGCGGACTCCTGGGGAGTGCTGTATACGACACCGAAGACTCCTTCGACCCCATGAAGGATTTCAACCAGGGCGGAGCCGAATCGGAAAAACGTCAGGCCGCCTACGACAAGTTGTACAAGGCTTTCTACAACATGGGCGACCGCCCGGCGAAGCCCTACGAGCCCGGCGGATCGCAGTTCTCCGGACCGCTACCCCAAGGCGCCCCATTGGCCCAGCAAACGCCGATGCAGGTGACCAACAAGGTCGAGGTACACGTGCACGGCAACGCCGACAAGGACACCGCCCGCGACGTCGCCAACGGCGTCAAGGGCGCCCTAAAAGATAACGCCGCCCGTCTTCGTGACGCCCACGTAGCCGTAGCCCCCGGCATGCCGAGTACGCAATAATGGCCCTCGCGTCCTCCGTCCAGTTGTCCAACGGCCTCCAGGCCACGGCTCTGCCGAAGATCCTGTCGGCGTACTTGTCGTGGACGGACACGTCTCAGCTCGCCGCCGCGGGCTTGCCGAACTTCGCCGAGATGCACTTCGACGCCGTGCTCTCCGAAGAGCACGAGCACGCGAGCGAAGTCACCGAGCACACGGTCGAGCAGGGGGCCGCCGTCGTCGACCACGTGCGCCCGCTCGCCCGGCGGGTGACGCTCGAGGTGTTCGTCAGCAATACGCCGATCGGTTCCCCCGACGCACAGCGCGCCCCGATCCAATTCGCCGTGGCGCTGCCGAAGGATGCGACCCAGCCAAGCCTCGGCACCATCACCGTCCCGCAGCCGCACCAGGACGGGTTCCTGGCGTTCTTGCAGGGCGGCTCGTCCCAGATCATCGGCGGCGTGCTCAACGCGGCGGGCCTTACGACCGGCAACGTGACATCCTACACGCCTCAGACCGCGCTCCCGGGACCGTACCAGGATAACGTGAACCTGAACGTCGACCAGTTCATCGGCGCCGCGGACTACCCGCTCCAGACGTTCAATAACCTCGAAGTGCTCCGCACCTCCGCGACGCTGCTCAACATCAACACGCCCAAGGCGTACTACACGAATATGGTGCTGGAGTCGGTGAAGATGTCCCGCAACCCGAAGACGGGTACGGGGGCGAACTTCACCCTCATGTTCCGGGAGATCCGGTTCGTGAACTCCTCGGTGGTGGCCGCCCCGCAGCCGAGCGTCCCGTCGGCCGCCCAGACGCAGAACAAGGGCAAGACGGACGTCAAGCCCCCGCCGAGCGGTATCTCGAGCCTGCTCTCCTTCGATATGCAAAAAGACGGCCTCATCGCCCCCACACCTTACCTGAACGAATAATGGCCGCCCAAGTCATCCCCACCGATCTGAACCTTCGCTTCTGGACGCAGATCACCACCCTCGACGGTACGCCGTACTTGCTGACGTTCCAGTACAACGACCGCGAGTCGGCCTACTACCTGAGCATCGCCTCTTCGGACGGCAGCACGAACTACGTCGTCGGGATGAAGCTCGTGGTAGGCTACCCGCTCATGCAGCCTTTCGGCGCCACGCCGCCGGGGGAGCTGTTCGTGGTGTCGTCCAGCACGGCCAACGACGGCCCGCCCGCCATCGGGGAGCTCGGGGACAATCAGCGCTGCCTTCTGGTCTACGTGCCCGAGGCGGACTTGTTCTCGACCATCCCGGAGAACGAGCCTACCCGGTTCCCGGGCTTTTTGGTCTAGCCATGCCGACCGGCATCAATAACGCCATCGCGCAAGCCCAGGGCGTGCAGCTCCTCACCCGATCGATCTCGCTGACGATCGGCTTCGAGGACAACACCCAGGACCCGATCACCGGGACGTTCAACGCCGACGCCCAGACGGGCCGGGATATTAGCGGCTTCGACATGGAGTTCGTCGTCGAGAAGTCGTTGAAGTCGACCGAGCCTAACACCCTCCAGCTCCAGGTCTACAACTTCGCCACCACTACCCGCAACGCCATTTGCTCCAGCCCCAAGCTTACGGTCAAGCTCGAGGCGGGCTACGCGGGGGGCGTGACGCAGCTCTACTTCGCCGAGACGCGCGCCGCGTGGAACACCCGCTCCGGGCCGGACTACATCACCCACATCGAAAGCACCGACACGATCGCCCGGCCGACGGGGGTGCGGGCGACCAAGAAGATCCAGCCCGGCAGCATCGTCGGCACGCTTTACAAGACCCTCGGACCCAAGGTACCTCTGGCGGACGCCTTCAACGCCATCACCCAGCAGCTCGGGATCGGTAACGGAAACCTCCAGGCGGCGCTCGCTAACCTTCACGGCGCATCGGTCAGCGCGGTCAACGGCGCGGCGCTGACGGGCAACGGGGCGCAGCGGATGACGGACCTGTGCCGTAGCGCGGGGCTCGAGTGGAGCATCCAGGACGGGCAGCTCCAGCTCCTCAACATCGGCCAGGCGCTCGCGACCACTAGCGCCATCCTGGTCAGCGACGACACGGGGATGATCGACTCGCCGAGCGTCGACAGCAGCGGCATCCTGTCTTGCAAGACGCTGCTCATCCCGGGGCTCTTGCCGGGGGTGCTCGTGACCGTCGATAGCGTCTTTCTAAACGGCACCTACCGAGTCAACAAGTGCCGCTATTCCGGCACGACCTTCGGCAACGACTGGACGTGTGCCTTTACCGGAGATAAGTATTAGGCCATGCCCCACGAACGTACGCTCTCCGAAGTTCTTCTGAACTTCGGGGACCAGCTGAAGAACGACATGAAGAAGTGCTGCCCCGCCACGGTGACGGCGGTGCACCCCTCTACCACCGCGGACTACGCCGGGCAGACGGTCGACGTCCAGGTGGCGACGCTCAACGTCGTCTTCGACGAGCTGGGCACCGCGATCCAGGAACCGCCCATTAGTTTCGCCAACGTCCCGCTCGGGTGCTTGCGCGGTGGGGGCTTCCTCGTGTGGCTCCCCGTGACCGTGGGCGACAGCGTGCTGCTCATCTTCAGCGACCTGTCGGCCGACTCGTGGCGGGCGGGCGACGGCAGCTCCCAGCCTCCGGGGTTCGTCGGCAAGCACACGACCGACTCGCCCTTCGCCCTGCCGATGTTCGCCCCGGACGCGAAAGTCTTTTCGTCCCCGGGCGCCAACCCGGGGAACCTAATCATCGGCAAGGACGGGTCAAGCCAGCAGATCCAGATCGACGGCAGCCACATAAACCTGGGGGGGCCAACCCCCGCCGACTTCGTGGCGCTGGCGAGTAAGGTCCTTAGCGCTCTCAGCACCCTAAATACCTACCTCGCTGGCTTGACACTTCCGGTGTCGGGGGCGACGGCAGGGCCGCCGGCTTTGGCGCCCTTCCCGTCCGGTGTGCCGTCCGTCGCCTCCACCCTCGTAACCTGCGGATAGGCGCTAGAATACCCGTGTCCTGCTTCTTGCAAACCGCTACCGGCGACCTGGATATTTCCGCCAACGGAAATATGACACTGGTGAGCGACGTGGCGCACTGCACCGCGCAAGAGCTGACGAATAAATTCGCGTTCGCGCTAGGTGAGTGGTTCATCGACACGGCGCAGGGCATCCCGTACTTCCAGAACATCTTGGTCAGCAACCCCAACTTGAACACCATCTCCACGATTTTCCAGCGGGTTATCAAGTCCTGCGTCGGGGTGGCGGCGATCACGGAACTAAACCTAGATTTTATCTCCACGACACGGCAGCTCGTCACGACCTTCGGCGTGCGGACCAACGACGGGGCGCTACTGCTGGGCGGCATCGGCGTGCCCTTCATCATCGCAGTCCCGGGGAGTAATCAGTCGTAATGACCGCGCCCGTCCTTACCCCCCAGGGGTTCATCGCCCCCACCACCGCGCAAGAGGTGGCGGACCTAAACGCCAAGTTCCTGGCGAACGTCAACGCCAGCCTGAACCTCGACCCGAATATGCCCTGGGGGCAGATCATCGGGATCTTCGCCCAGAAGCTTTCGGAGAAGTACCAGCTCGACGCAACGCTGTACAATTCCCTGAACCCCGCCGCCGCTGAGGGCAACCTCCTCGCGAACGTCTGCACGCTCTCGGGGACGATCCCCCAGGTGGCGACGTACTCGACGGTGACGTGCAATCTCCAGCTCGCCGCGTCGACGACGGTTACCGCCGGCAGCGTCGTCGCGGTCGCCGGGCAGCCGCAAAACACCTGGGTGCTTACCAGCAACGTCACCAGCACTTCGGCCGGGAGCTACCCTGGCGTATTCCGCTCGTCGCTCCCCGGCCCGTACACGGCGAACGCCGCCACGATCACGGTCATCAATCCCCCCGTCGGCGGGTGGACCACGGTGTCCAACCCGAACGCCGCAACAGCCGGCGTCGCCGCCGACACCGACACGACCTTGCGGCAGCGGCGCCTGAGCGAGATCAACGGCCAGGGCAGCGGCGACACCAACGCCATCCGGGCTGCGATCCTCAAGATCGGCGCCCCCATCATACAGGCGTTCGTCTTCGAGAACACTTCCCTCGTGACCGACAGCACGGGCCTGCCGGGAAAAGCCTTCCGGGCGGTCGTGTGGGCGGGCGTCGGCGGCCTGGCGACCGTGCTGCCGAGTGGTTTGACCGTCGGGCAGACGATCGCGAATACGATCTGGGCGAACAAGCCCACGGGCATCCAGAGCTTCGGTGCGCAGGTCTACACGGTCACCGACAGCGCCGGTAACCCCCAGCAGGTGTACTTCGACCAAGCCAACCAGCTCGGCCTGTACGTCACGTGCACCGTCACCCCCGCCCCCGCCTACGCGGGCAGCAGCACCCAAGGCCTGGCCGTCAAGGGCGCCATCCAAGCCTGGGTGCAGACCAACCTCCTTCTCGGTGTGGGGGTCATCGCCCGCGCCTTTAGTGCAAGTCCCCTCGAGATCCAGACCTCCCCGACCGGGACGGTTTACACGCCGGTCGTCACGGACGTGCCGACGTTCGCCTTCGACATCATCCCGTCGCCGACGAACACCGCAAACCTCCCGGGCAGCTACCTCAACATCTACACCCTGGCGTCGACCAGCACGATCCTGGTCAACGGGTTTTAGCCGTGCCGGTCCCGACCGTAGATAACAACACCGTCGCCGAAGGCGCGGCGCTCCTTACGTCGCACTACGCCGATCCCGTCGCCACGCCGGTCGTGACGGGTGTGGTGAAGGCGCTCATGCTGGCGCTCCAGGAATCGGAGAACGCCACCTGGAGCATCATCAACGGCATCCAGCTCGCTAACCTCCCCATGGCCGGCGGCCCGTGGAACGTCGAGGATCAGCTCGGCGCTCTCGTGGGCGCCCCCGGGCGCAACGGTATGAACGACGCCGACTACCTGGCGGTCATCAAGATCCAGATCCGTGTGAACATCTCCCGCGGACTGGCCGAGGACATCAACGCCATCGCCGCGTTAGTGCTACCGGCTGGGTTCAAATACGTCGAGTGGCCGGGGTCGATCGCGGCGTTTGAGCTGGACGCCTCGGGTGTGATCAGCACGGTGTCTGCCATACAGGCGCTCCAGATGTTCTTGAGCGAGGCGCGGAGCGCCGGCACAGGAGGCGCTGTGCGGTACGCCACGTCGGCGACGCAGCTCATCACGTGGTCATCGGTGCACGGCGGCGTCACGGGTTACGGGTTCGGCAGTCACTACGGAGGCGCGGCGAATAACGCCCTAGCCGCCTTGGAAGGATTCTAACATGTTCGGCTTTGGCGGAAGCACAGGAACGAACTACCCCGCGGGCGCTAACCCGTGGAACTCTCAGCCCGTTCAAACGCCCCCGGGGTACACGTACTTTACCCCCGGCCAAACGCCTGCGGCGGAGGAGATGAACTGGCTATTCGCGTCGCTGTCCGGCGCTTCGGGCAGTAACGTCACCGTCCCGGGTATAGGTTGGAATACTTTGGCCACCCTGACGGGCATCGGGACCGGGACCAATCCCGTTCCGACCGGCGGCCGGTGGGATGCCGTGGCCAACAACCGATGGCTCATGTGCGCTCAGAACTTCGGAGGGGTGTACGCCAACGTCTACGCCTTCCAAGGATCGGGAGACTCTACGGACGTCGGCGTGGCGGTCGACAACGGCACGGGGGTGGGTACCATCTACCCTACCGACTGTTATTGGGACGGCACACATTTTTTCATGGGGGGCGTATCCAGCGGCGGGGCCGCGAGCATCTACCGATGCTCGCCTGGCGGAGCGTGGTCGTCGGTGCTCTCTACCGGAGGTACGACATACGGCCCCGTAAACTTCGTGGTATCGGGCGGGTACATTTACGCCTTCGTAGCGCAAACCACCAACATGAACGTCTATTATACCGCGGTTGGGGGCGGAGCGTCGTTTACAGGGCCGGTCGGCGTTGGTACCAACGCGGGTAGCTATATCATGGCGGCTACAAACGGCACAAACTTTGTTATGTTTCCGAACTACAGCGGTGGATCATTCTATGGCGAGTCGGTTGCGCCCCAGACTACCTGGGCCTCCCAATCCACCGCCTTTATGACACACGCGGACGGGCCGGACGGATTGGTGTGGTCACCGGCGGATTCTTTGTTCGTGCTTGTTACCGCAGGTACGGACAGCAAGATGCACACGTACGTATCGTCGACAGGGGTCTCGGGCACCTGGACGGAACAGGGTACGGGTATCGCCTACCCTGGGACGGGCGTGCGAAACCTGGCCGTTACTGGCCAAGGGTGCTTGGCGGCGATCGTGAACGCGACGCCAGACTTCACGATCTATTCGGTCGACGCCGGAGCCACGTGGCACAATACCCCCAACACACTTCCGGCCCCCGCGCACACCCTGGGCGGGCTTATTAGCGAAAAAATTGCCGGTAGCCCGTTCGGCTTCATGGCCACTAACTTCGGTGCGGCACGGTTTAGCCACCCCGCCGGACTAACGCCCGCCCTGACCTAGAGGCACTTGC